GCAGTATCATACTTAGGCAACTCAATACCTCTTATCTCCCAATATCGTTCACCATTCTTCCAACGATTATATCGTTCTTGAAAATCCTTAACGTCTTTCATATAATTTTCTATTTAAATCTTCAGCTGCCTTACGTAAAAAATCATTAGTATATCCTTGTTCCATTCTGGTTTTAATGTTAATTCCTCTTGGTCCAATTCCTAACGATTTTCTTAGTTTAGCTTCAAATGGAGTTGATCTATTATAAAATACATTACCGTCACCAACAGCCTTTTCTAATGGTGTGTCTGGTATCGACATTGGATTTTTACTTATAGTTATAGGTAATCCAGTTTTTTCAGATTGATATACATAATCTTTGTAAGTTGGCTTCCCACGTTTCTACAATAGTTTTCTTAAAACTTCAGTATAATTTGCCTCTTCATCAGAATATCCAGCTTTTCTAAAACTTAAAGCTTTCATTATATTAGACTAGCTAGTTTGCTCAAATGCCTCCTATTCTGCATCTTGTGCAGCCTATATTTCTGCAAATTGCTTTCTTAATTTTGGTGTACTTAATGTTTCATAACCAGCATCTTTGGCTTTCTTTAGTAATTCTGTATTTCCACTAACAATAGTATAATTAGACGTATTAAACGGATCATTATTAAAACCTTTTAATATAAATGTGTCAGAAGGTTGTGTGCTTAAATAACCTTTAGGATTATACATATTTGGATTTTTTACAACTACATCACTACCAGACCAATGGTTTTTGCCATGATCCCTAACTATCGTATCGGTAGTTGTATTTTGCCATGGAAATCTTCCATTCTATGCGGCATTTTCATATCCTGGCATATCAAAAATATTTATTCCTTTCTTTTCTGCCCTAAAAAGTTCAGGCATTCTAGGAGTAGTAGGTAAATGAAATCGTCTGCCATAAGTACCAATAATTCTGTCGGTTAATGAATTACCATAATAACCAAGAGATCCTCTAAGTGTTGTGTAAGGATCAAATAATCCAGGCATTGTATTCTATAAAAATTCACTGCCTGCATTAATGCCAGCTCTTAGTATAAAAGGACTAGCAACATCAAAAGCCACATTAGCCATAGTATCATTAAATCCAGTTCCACTAGTAAGATTACTTCCAAAAGTACCATCACCAGTTAAACTTCTTGCAGCTGCTCCAGCATAAGTAGAAGGAGAAATCAATTTAGTCATGGCACTAACACCTTCTTCGAAAGCCTAACTGTTTTTCTACTATTGGTAATATTGTCTTGTCTGCTCATCTTTCTTCCAATCCAGCCGTCTTTGTGCGTTACTTCTATTATCTGTACTTATAACTTCATTTCTTCTTCTTACTATACGTGGTTTTTGTCCAGGAAGATTAATTACGGTTTCATCAGCTTTTGGTTTATATTTAACTGGATTTACAACAATTGATTTATTGTTTTTTATAGCGTCTGTTTTTTGCGTATACTATGTCTTTGGTTTGTATTTAGCCAAAAATCTTCTTAATTCATTTTGTGTCATTTCTCACCTGATACTTTATTCTTCAATACTGTCTTGGCTTTAAGCTATTCTCTTTCCATAGCTGCTTTATCCTTCTGTTCTTGAAGTTGTGTTTCGTGCTTCATTTTATCTCTCTCAAGCTATATCTTAGCATCTTCTATCTCTTTCTTTTGTTTAGACTCATAACGCTTAGAATAAGCATCTTCTCGAACTTTCATTTGTGCTGTAGCATCTTTAGCTATTTCGATCGGGTCAGGTATACCGTTATTATCAGCATCTTTCTCTTCAGTACCACGATATGCAGATATCTCTGCTACAGTAATCTTAGTTTGATTGTCTTGATCTATCTTATATCTATCAAGATCCATCTGTGCTTCCTGTAACATAAGTTCTTGTTGTTTAGCTTCATTCTGCATTTGCTGAAGTTGCTGTTGTGCAGCATGTTCTGCTTCTTGCTGTTGCTGCTGAAGTTCTTCTTGTCTCTTCTGCATAGCTGCAAGCTTCTATTTAATTATATTAAAGTTGTCATTTGTAAGTATTTCTGCAGCTTCCAAAAGACTTGCACCATTCTGCATAGCAGGTTGTATAAGCTGTTGTAACTTCTGTATATTCTCAAGATCTTTAGAAGTATCACTAACAAACACATCCATATCCTCATAATAGAACTTATCAGATATATCCAAGAAGGCTCTTTCGCCATTATCAAATACATATGATAATTTCTTCTTATTTGACTACTACCAAGCACCCTTTGCTGTGTTTAACAACATATTAAGTACATGTCTCTTACATTGAGCATGCGCCCAGAATAAAGGTTCAGTTATATGTGAAGATTGTACTACAGAACGTTCAACGTTTCCTACTAACTCTGAAGAACTAATAGCTCCTTGACGTTGTTCGGTAATACCAGATATAGTTCCTGCAAGCTGTTCTATCTTATCCATTAACTGAATATACTCAGCTATAACATTTGACATAGTTAAGTCTAATGCAGTTATTTGATTAAACTATGCTGGCTTACCACCCTCTCTACCTGGAACATTCCAAGACTCATCATAAGGATTTATAAAGTTAACACCTACACTTGATAAATAATGCATCCATCGTTCTGGTGTAATATTCATAGCTTTTGGTATCTAAGTTATATCCATATTTATAACTTTACCTTTATCTCTAGCTATTGCCAATTCGAGTCTGTACCACAATACAATATACATATACTGTAAAGGTTTTAATATACTTACAAGCGATCTAGGTTTACTGTTCGTGTTACTATAAACACAACCACAATAAGGAAGTTTTTGACTGTTTGGGTTATCTAAACTTATATGCTGATATTCTAACGGCTATATACCAAAATACAAATCACTGCCAGCTCTATAACCTTCCCATACTTCAATTACCCAATCTGGTTCTATAGATATTTCATTACCTATCTTCTTATATGTCTCATCAACGATTTCAGTTTGCATTGTACCAGTTTCATCAGCCACTGTAACATAGTAAATCTTCTTGAACGACTTCCAACAACAATGCCATACATTAACACAATATCTACTTTTTTGATCAAAAGCAGGATTATCATATATATGCATAGAAATACTACTTCCAAAATTATCAACAATGTCTTTTTCTCCAGCATCGTTCATAGGCTTACCTGTAAGCATTTCATTAAGCTTATTGAGGTCTTTTTCACTAAGCTTATCATAGTATCTATCATATACTTCTGAAATAGGTAATCTCATCTTACGACAACACCAAGATCCATCTTCAATGAATTCAAGATCTGGACTTTTATCATAAGAAAAGAATAATGGATTTACTCTCTCCATATAAGGATCGCCATTTTGTACACCAACATAATATATTTCATTTCCAGATATAAGAGCATCTTTCCAACCTTTTATAAACTCATTATCTATACCAAGTTTTTCTCTTAAATACTGTAGTGTATGATATGCTGTATTTTCAACAACATCTTTATACTAAGAATCCATATATTTAGCAATTTGTTCTGGTGGCATTATTTCTCCATTTTGTAACTATTGCTAAAACTGTTGCTATTCTTCTGGACCAAGTTTTGACATTATTGCAGACATCATATATTGCTACAACAATTCTTTTTCTTTATCCATAAGATCTGAGGCAGCTTCTTGTGATGTTCTAACTACTCTAAAGTTCATAGGACGTTTTGTTTCTTCTCCTATCAACAAATCTATCTTAGGACGAATTATATTAAAATCCTAAGGTGTAGCGGGGAAGCCATCGTCTACTTTAAACGGGTTTGTAATACGTTTAAAATCCTTTTCGTCAAATATACTATTATAGAGATTATAATAGGTCTAAATTTCACCATTTGGTGTTTTATACATTCCACTTGAGACTATATTTCCTTCCCCTATTATATAGTCAACACAACCATGCTGCCATGCTTCGTCTTTCTTTGATAAAGGAAGCTTCTGTTGTGGGAATGTAGCATTATATAAATTATCTTCTACTCTTACCATTTTTAAAAACTAAATAGAGGTATATCATCTTGCACACTATCGTTTTTGAACCATTGTTGTCCAAACAAAGGCATGTCAAAGAGTTCAACCTATTTATTCTATTCTTGTGATTTACTAACCTTTACTTGATATAACTCTTCTCTGTATATCATAACCATACATAAAGCTATTACTCTATCGACGTTTTTAACACCGTCGTTTTCTATAAGTTCTTCAATTAAAGGTTCACTATATATTCTCTCTACGTTAGGATGTCCTGGTTCATATTCTTCAAGTAACCACTCTAATATTAAACCTTCTCCATAAGCTCTAATAGCTTTTGTCATATGACATCCTTTACGTCTTTGTACCTTACTGTCCTTAAAGACTTCTGATATAATCTTATCGGGCTAATCTGCAAGTAAGTAATCACAGTGTTTGTTTGTAAAGTAAGGATATATACCCTTACGTTCATTCTCAAATAACAATCTAGCATTATAAAACACTAGAAGTTTTCTTACATTTTCATAATATTCCTCTGCTGTATCAGGTCTTCCTGAATATTCAGCTACTATAACATCTGTCCAAGCTTCTCCTGCTTTTACACGTTTGAATATAAATACTGACCCCAATGAATTCGTAAACGAATCATCGTGATCATAAGGGTCACATCCTCCGATATATAATCCAAACGGTGGATCTTTTATTGGGTACTCCCATATAACTATAGATCCATGTGGCTTGTCACCTTTCTTTAATGGATATTCTGTAATATCTCCGGTTTTCTTTTCAGTTGCAGTTATCTATCCGTTACCATCCCAATTGAGATCTACTATATGTTTCATATTACGTAATTTAGTATTTGTACGTAATCTGGTTAATTGATCTAATAATAGTTTTCTTGGGAATATATTTTTACCAAGTTCAAGTACAGCTTCTCTCGGTTTAATAGGTCTTTCGGATATAAATCTATCTATAGACTATTGTGATGCTCCTCCGTCTCTAATTTTATTACGTTGTTCAATTAGATTTTCAATAGCTTTTTCTTTTAAGCTGTTACCATCCTGATCCATATAGATGTAATTACCGTTTTCATCAAATGATTCAAGATTACTCCATGATGGAACAAAAAATCCACATTTAGTCTATTCAGCATTATCATCCCATATATTTGGAAACGCTAATACATTATATGCTTCTGGTTTATAAAATAACTCTTTCAAACCAGTAAATGATGATCCTTCAGTACCACCTGTACCAAAAGCTATCATAAGACCGAATGCTACTCCATCATCAGTTTCAACAGAAGGTTGTTCTATTCGCCAAGCATCTAATAATCCTGGAAATTTACCTCCCTCTTCCCATAATACAAGTTTACCACGAGTACCACGAATACGTTCAGGATCATTTTTAAGAGTTATACCTGTTATAGATGACATGTAACCCTATTCAGTTTGTTTACCAAATTCATCAGTTATCTTATAACCAGCAACTCTTTCCATACGTGTAGATACAAGACGTTGTTTTGCCCATGCA